AGAGATATTTTTATTAGTAACACTTCAAATGAGGAGAAGTACAATGACAAACCAAATCGCAACAATCTCTGCTGAAATCAACACTCTTGAAGCTGAAGGCTTTGCCCTTGCCAAAGAGTGGAAGGCTATCAGCAAAGCTGACAAAGCACGTTTCACCAAGTCCACGAAAGCCGATGGCTTTGATACGAGACTTGGCAAGCTGATGTTTGCTTTAAAGCAAGAGGCAAATGGTCGTATCACTAGCCAAAGGCTAAAGGATTGCGGCATCAATACCATTGATAAGCGTAGAAGAAGTGAGGCTTTGTGGTTCGTTGAAAACGAAACTGAGGCAAGAGCCTTTGTTCAAGCCTCAAAGAAAGGCTTTACATCCCTGACAGCTTTACAAGCTGCTATGAAGAAAGCTGACAAATCAGCTAAAGCTGATGAACAGGCTGAGACACATGAACAGCCAGAGGCTGATGCAGAGTCCAATGTTGGACTAGACAGCGAAGCTGAAACAAAACAGTCTGAGCCTTTATCACCTAGTGATATTGCTTTGGAAGCACTTATCCAGTGCGAAACAAATGGCATAGCCATTAAGGATTTTATGCTTGCTCTTAAAGAGCAGTTAGAAATGCTTGACGAAACACAGGCAGTAGCATAAGCTACTGTCTCACTCTTGATAATCGGAGATTATATCATGTTAGCAAAACTGTTTCTCATCCTAATAGGATGCATCACGTTTTCATTAGGCATTTGCCTAATTGCCCTATCACTCATTTACACAGTAAATCATGACACTGTGTATGCCTTGATTGCAATGGCAACGGGCTTTGGCGGCATTATGTATGGAATACATATTTGTGAGGAATCAGCATAATGGCAAAGCGTCATATCATACCGCTTGGCAAGCATAAGCCTGTCAGGTCATCATGGGCATCTATGGATACACTAGCCTATAGCCGTAGCTATGAGCCTGAAACACGTCCAGAATACCAGTGCTTTGTCACTGGTCAGCAGTCAGCTATGATTGCCTCATATGAGAAGCACAAGAAAGTGCTTGACAAGCGTGAGGCATTGGCTATTCTGGATTCACTGCTTTAGTGTGTAACGTAATATATACTGATACTTTAGTGAAAGTATATATTACTTATACATCACTTAACTAAGTCCAATGTTGGACTAAACATTAACGGAGTTAAACATGGTTATTGCTACTTATGAAGATATGTGTCAGGCTTTCAGTGATGCGTTCAAAGCGTATCATGGTGTTCGTCCATACGGCTATGGCAATAGCTTCACATATGATGAGTTAGGTGAGAAAATCCTGAAGCTGGAAAAGTGGGCTGAAGAGGATGCCCAGCGTGATGCACAGGAAGAAACACGTGCTGTGGCAAGTGTAATGGCTGTAGGCTGTCCTGATGAGCAGACAGCACAGCGTTGGTTAAATGATGCATGGGAGATTTACTAATGGCTATCGAGTTCAATATGCAAATTGCAGTGAAAAACATTATCGCTATCCGCAAGAAGGCAAAGCCTGAAGATGTGGCAAATGGCATTGCATGGTATGCTGAAGCATATGAAGAGTGTCGTATCATGGCTGATAGGTTCAGATTGCCTATCAATGTGGTTACTGGCGTTGTGGCGGCACTGTCACCAAACAATCGTTGGGAATTGAATTTGCGTAATGCAAAGGATTTGATTGATGCCTATCTTGTTGGCGGCACAGTGGATGATGTATCAGTATGCACTTACAGTGCCATGAAGAAAAAAGCATGGTCTATTCTTGAGGCTATGCCAGACCATGATGAAACTAAGCGTATGCTTAATGGCAAGAAGATTGTCTGTTTCTACGAAAACATCATGGGCGATGACACTTGCACCATTGATGGACACGCTAGAAACATTGCTTACAATGAACGTGTTGTTCTTACTGATGGAAAGACAAGCATTGGTGCTGTAGAATACCGCAATCTGCAAGAGGCATATCGCATTGCCGCTAGTCGTTGCCGTGTCAATGGCAGACGTTTGAAGGCATACGAATTGCAAGCAATTACATGGGTCACTTGGAGAAAGCAACACGGCATTGCTTAAACCCTTACGTATATCTTATGTGATAAACACACTTGAAACTTTAGTGAAAGTGTTTTATCACTTAGATATACTAGACAAGTCCAACGTTGGACTAACTGGAGATTTGAAAATGACTGAATTATTCTTGGTTTTATACTCACCCAAAGATGAAACATTATGGGAGTGCTATTCTACAGTGCATGACCTGTCTGTAGCGGCAGATATATCGCTAGAGTTAAACACCAAAGGCTTCCGTACTAATGTGCAGTCTGTGTTACTGGATGAGTATGGGCAGGTGACGGATGATTAAACGTATTAATCCCATAGCCAAAGTAATGGCTGAGAGTAGACGCAGGACTAGCACAAAGGTAGTGCCTGACAAGAAGAAGTACAATCGCAAGAAGGATAAAGACAATGCAAATAAAAATCGAAAAGATGAAGTCACTAAAGACTAAGCCCCGCAAAGCAAAGCGTGATGATTGGAAGCGTAACCGCAAGGTGTTGCGTAATGCAAAGCGTGAGACACAGGAGAGATGGTATGCCTAAACATGACTTTACACCAGCTAAAACACCAGAATATCTTGAAAGTTTTATTGCGTTCTTGGATAACAAGGTTAAGAAAGCTTCCAACAGGGAAGAATTTGAGCGTATTGCTAGTCTCAAAAGGGATGTGCAGATAGAATACATAGCAAGTTTACACATTAATACTGCATGGTTAAGAGTTAAGCAAGAAAGGCTAAGAGGATGAGAAAAGTACGTATGTATTGGAATTTGCACAAAAAGATATGGTCTGTGCAAGACTGTAAGACAGGGCGTGTTACAGACCATGTGACAGCACTGACACTGGCAGATGCCAAGTTTGTAGTGCGTCCTGCTGGTCGTGCCAAAGTATTGCGTGAAGGCAAGAAGAATGTTCATGCCTTTGCAGTAGGACACATTAGCTTAATGAATGGTGTTGCCACTTGTATAACTGGCAGACCAGTTACATATAACCCATACAAGAATGATACATTTGTATTTGCTGACACAGATGAACCCGTCACAGATACTCATGCTATCTCATTATTCATACATGATGGGAAACCCAAAGTGTATGCAATCCCCAAGTCCAACATTGGACTAACTAACCAACAGTAAAAAGGAGACTTTATTATGACTATTCAAACTATCACATTTCACCAGCGTTCAACAGGTATGACAGGTCAGGTGCTTGCATCACCAGAGATTGAGAAGAAACTTGCTAAAGTAGAAGCATTGTATGAGCAGTATCATGGCGTGAAGATGGGACGTTACAAGTTCTATCGTCAGGCTCTTGAGTGGACACGTGAGACTAAGCGTGATGGTGGTGGGTACATCCAGTACACAGCCGAAGCAGTAGCAGGTTTTATCTTGGACAAGATGCACAAGGAACTAAGCAAGGGTGTGCGTAGGAAGAAGCGTAATCCTATCTCACTTGAGTTTGGTATGTATGAGATTAGCAACATTCGTGACCTTGCCCGTGGCAAGCGTGGCAGAAAGGCGGTAGCATAATGTATTGGGAAGTCGGTATCAAAATTGGTAATGAGAGTGGGCAGGTAACTGTCCACCCTCAAGCCCTTGAACAGAGCGAGTGGGGTAATGCAATAGAACATGCTATGGAAATGGCGCAGTCATTGTATCCGAAACACAAGATTGAGTTTGATTATGTAAAGGAGTATGACAATGACTGACACTTATGACAGCGGCTTTGACCTTGTGTTATCAGACTATGAACGCAGTATGCTGACCGCCCACTACAGGGCTGGGTTCTTGCAGGAGTTCATGGAAGATAAAGAAGATGACCAATGGTATGGTTATCAAATAGGTGACAGGATGTTTGACTTTAACATCTGGCGTGATGACATTACACAGGAGATTGTCTGCACAGTTTATGAGTGTGATTGGATTAATGATAATTGGCAGACTAACTGCCACCATAGTTGGACATTGACAGAGGAGTTAGAATAATGAACTGCTGGCATTGTAAAGCAGAACTGATATGGCAGAGTGACCATGACATATCGGATGAGTCTGAGAACATGTCTATGGTCACGAACCTACACTGCCCTAACTGTGGGTGTGATGTAGATGTATGGTATCCAAAGGAGAATGATGATGAATAATTTAGAACGAGGCATGAAGCTATCACAATCTGTGAAGTGGCAAGGACAAGACATATTTGAGATTGCCCAAGCTGCATTTGAAGATGCAAACTACCACGCATTCAATGAGGTATTCACTGAGGCATGGAATGAATTTAATCAGGAGAATGAAGATGACTAAGTTTGACCCAAACAAATCATACAGCATAGGTGTATGGGATATGACCTTTTATGTGGTTGATGAAAACGGCAACCCTGTACGCAATGAACAAGGTGAGATTGCTGTATTCCATGCACCAAACATTGACTACTCATACATGGCTGATGGCCTTGATGTAGATGACCTTGAGGAGAATGATGATGCCTAAATACAAAGTTATAGCAACACAATATACATATAAGGATGCTTTTATTGAAGCAAGCAGTGAAGAAGAAGCAATCTCCAAGGCAGAAGAAGATAACGTAGATTGGATTACAGTCGGTGGTGATTGGGAAGTACATGAGGCATTTGAGGAGACAGATGATGAGTGAGACACCAGACGAAAGATTAATCAGGTTAGCGGTAGAAGAAATGCGAGACTGTTTTGAACAGTATTCTATGTCTAACATACATCACCTGCTAGAGGAACTGCTAGAGGATGGTGTAGACAAGAGGCGAGTGCTTGCAGACTTTGTGCGGCAGGGGTTGTATCCAGATGATTAAGCACATATGCAAGCACTGCAAGAACATAATGCACATACCCAAAGAATGGTTGCTGTATGCACATAAGCTGGTATGCTATGTGTGTAGCAATGAGATAAAACGTGAGGAGAAAACAGATGACTAACACATACAAACTAATCATGGACAGTAAACACAACCCACTGTCACACATACCTGACACAAACACACGGCACATGGTGATGCAAGTATTGGCATGGATGTGGTGCATAATATTCAGTATGTATCTGGGTAGCATCGTTGCCTTTGGTATCAGTGCTGCATTACATGCTTTGGTTATTGCTGGTGTGTTTATTACAGTGGGTGTATTTGAAACAGCCAAGCACAGACCACAGTATTTCGGTGGTCTAGGCCGGGGCAATGGCGGTGAGCATGAATGAAGAACTGCCACTTGACCATAAGCCTAGTCTTAACCATTGGGCAAAGTGTATTGCCGATGATGACATAGCTACAGGCTATCATACAAACTGGGATTATGCTTACGAACAGGCGTGGCATTGGCTTGACGCTGAGTATAATTACAACTACGAGTATCAATATGGATAAACTATTGAGAAGGCTAGGACTAAAGGATGACTATGGTTACTGTGATACCAGCATTGTTGGGTTCATTGTAATCTGGTCTGCGTTTGGTTACATGATATATGTAGCCATAGGTGGGATAATAGAAAGGATAGTAGGATGAATAGATTTCTGATTGAGCATCACCCTGATGCAATCGCCAAGTCACTGTGTGACAAGCACATTGTGAAGATGCCATTGGAAGAGGCACAGATGCTATGCACAAGCATATGGCATCATGCCCCTGAGTATGCAGAGGCACATGAGTTGTACAAGCCTGTGCATCAGAAGCATCCATGTACTCTGTGGGCAATGGAGACTAGGGCAAACTTTGTGTTTGCTTTCAACCTGTACACATCAATGCTCTGCGAGTACCATCACAGGTATGACAAGTGGCATGGTGCAGGTAATCCTAGTACGACTAACAAGGATGCAAGACCCCAGCATATACTGGCGGCTCGTCACTTCATACCTGATGGACAGCTAACGCCACACCCACAGTGCTTCAGTGGGCTTGACCACCTAAAGACGGACGAGCAGTGGCCTATAGAAGCGTATCGTGCGTTCTACAAAGTAGACAAGGTAGCATTTGCACGATGGGATAAAGGCGGCAGAACAATACCACATTGGATGGAAGGAGAAGTAGCATGAGCAAAAAGAAACTAGAGAACATGAGTACAGATGAACGCATCGAGTATTGGGCAAGGGTTCGTGAGAAGGAACGTGATGCAAGGCAGGTGCGGTTAGACAACCTGTCACCAGAACAGTTGCTTGCAGTACACAGGATGTATAAACTGTCTAGGGAACTTGTGCATGAAGCATTGTATGGTGCTGGTGTCCGTTACATATACTGTGACACATTCAATGAGTTGGAAGATACTATTGAAATAATACGCAATCAGTTCAACATGGGAGAGGAGTAATGGACATAATATTAGGTATACTAATAGGCAATATAATTATTGCTTTTATAGTTTCATCGTGATATAACACACTATCAGTTGACATTTAACAAACATAAGGAGATAAGATATGCCGTTTGATATTCCAATGCAGGACATGATTCCTGAGAACCTTGACTTTACTGTAGAGTTTGAGCCTACTAAGGTGAAGGACAAGAAGTATGTAATCAATGGTGACACGGGTGATTACATTGGTGTCGTAGGTGACACATTCCAGTGTGCATCACATACGGAGTTCTTTGAGGGTGTACACAACACTGTCACTGAACATCTGGGTGAGGCTGAGTGTGAGAACATGAATATGAAGTGGCGTATTGCACGTCAGAATGCATGGGCTATGCTTGACATGACCCTGCCTGAAGTGACTGCCCGTATTGAGACAGACAAGCACAGCACCACCATTGCACAGCGTATCATTGCTTTGCATGGTATTGATGGTAGCTGTTCTAACCAGACATTCTTTGGTGCTATTGATTTCTTCTGTACCAATGGCATGATACGTGGTGAGCATGATAAGATACGCAGGAAGAACACTGCTAACTTCACAATGGATAGGTTCATCCGGGATTTACGTCAGGCTACACAGTCATTCTATGCACAGTCAGAGCGTCTACAGGGCTGGGCTAACAAGCCTCTGTATGTTGGTGATGTCAAAGCTATGCTTGAGACACTGCTAAAGTCTGACCGCATGGCAGACAAGATGTTCAGCCTATACAATCAAGAGGCGAGTGTGCGTGGACAGAATGTCTGGTCACTGTACTCTGCCTTCACTAACTATGCCAGCCACGCTGATGAACGTAATGGGTTCAACCTGCGTAACACTGGCAAAGATACAGGTGCTGTGTCCATGTTCCAACGTGAGAACAAGGTATCACAGTGGATTGAAAGCAAGCCATTTAAGGAGTTGATTGCAGCATGACCGATGATTGGCAACCTTACACAAAGCGTTTCAATGCAGGTGATAAACCTAACACGTTAAATGGGGCGTGGTTTTTGCCACGCTTCGTTTATTGGACTGTGATGTGTTACGTTCCGTACTGGACAAAAGAGAGAAAAGGTAAGCACTGGAAGAAATACAAGCTATACAAGTTTAGGTATGAGCGTGGTGAGAACCCAGAGGACTATGTACATGGCATATTCAACAAGTGGGGAATACATTTAGGTGATGGAGTCTATGTTCATGACCGCACCAGTCAGTATTACAAACTTGCAACTTATAGATTTGTAGAGGATAGTGAATTTGAAAGTTTAGATTGTGAGGAACTAAAATGAAAACAGTAGAAGATTTAGTATTGACATACTATTCTTCCAACGATTTCAGTATGTTGAGGGATAAGTCTAAGAAGGACTATAAGTATTTCCTCAACATATTGGTCGGTGAGTTTGGTGACGTGCCGTATGGAGAGTTGACCAGTAAGCAAGCCAAACACGCATATGAAGAATGGGTAAAGCGTGGCATCACATTTGCCAATCATGTGTGTACTGTGTCATCACTTGTGTACAGGTACGCAATGGAGATGGAGTACACCACAATCAATCCGTTTGCCAACATCAAACGTAAAGCACCTAAACAACGCAAGGTTGTGTGGACAGAGCAGGACATACAGAAGTTCCTGTCATTCTGTTATAGTGACTTTGCCTATCGTAACATTGGACTGATTGTTCACATGGCGTATGAATGGTGTCAGCGTCTGGGTGACATGAGACTATTGACATGGGATGTGCTTGATTTGGATGAGCAGAAGCTGTTTCTTGAGCAGTCAAAGCGTAGGGCAGAGGTGACATTGCCTATCAGTGATGACCTTACAGCTATGCTGGTACAACAGAAGGATGACTTTGGCTTCCAACAGTACGTTGTTCCCCGTCCAAGACCCGCTGGTGGCGTTTATCATCCTTACAGTATAGATAGGCTGTCCAAAGCAGGTCGGCAAGCTATGAGGCTTGCAGGGCTTCCAGAGGAGTTACGTCTGATGGACTTACGTAGGACAGGCACAACCGAAATGGTTGAAGCTGGTGTCGGTATGGCACAAATCATGTCGGTTACAGGACATAGTAACCCACAGTCAGTTAAACCATACATGAAAAATACATTTGCAAGTGCGAATTATGCATTGACGACACGAGAAATGCATGATATAAGCATGGACAAGTGCCGCACAGGAGAGTGATATATGTATAATAATATATTAAACATTATAAGTGATATAGATATACCTAATGGTAATACAAAGAGAATGAATTGTCCTAACTGTAATGGGTACAAGACATTCACTGTCACTAATAACATGGGTTCTCTTGTGTGGAATTGTTACAAGGCTTCTTGTGGCGTCAAAGGCGGCACTCGTGTTCATCTAACAGTGGATGACATACGTGCTGGCTTCTCAGGTGCAGATGACTTTGCTTCTCAGGAAACATTCACTCTGCCAGAGTACATTGTACCTGCTAACTTTGACGTGGCTGAATGGGCTATGGAATTGTATGGCCTAGACTCAGAAGAGTTGGGTATTATGTATGACGTCAAAGAACAACGTGCCGTTTTCCCCGTTAGACATGGTACAAAGATTGTTGATGCAACAGGACGTGCATTGACACATCGCCTACCTAAATGGAAGCGGTATGGAAATAGTGGCTTGCCATACATACATGGTTATGGTAAAGTCGCTGTAGTTGTTGAGGACTGTGTGAGTGCCGCAGTTGTGGGTAATGACGTATGGTGTGGGGTTGCCGTGTTGGGTACGTCACTATCCGAATCACACAAGAGGTATCTCTCACAGTTCTCAACGGCAATAATTGCGTTAGACCCTGACGCACTACCTAAGACCCTACAGATGGCAAAGGAACTACGTGGGCATGTAGATAATGTTCGTGTCCTGCGCTTGATGGATGATTTGAAATACCGCAACCCAACAGACTTTGAAAACCTAACCAACATGGGAGATAATTAATATGGAACTAGCCCTAGTACGCAGCCTTATGGACAAGTCGTTCTACGATGACCATCGTGGTTCTAAATGTCCTGACCGCCTGTTCAGTAAGGATGTGCGTAAGATTAAACAGGCAATTGATACAGCAATGGATAGGTATGAACGTACTGTCTCACCCGATGAGATTGAAGCACTGTTCATGTCAAACAATCCAACGCTTACTACAGCACAGAAGCAAGCCTTCGCCAGCCTGTTTGCACAGGTCAAGAAGGAACAGCCTATGGGCAGTGACATTGCACAAGAGGTACTGTCTAAGTTGTTTCAACAGGTAGTGGGCGAGGACGTGGCAAACATTGGCTTTGATATGGTCAATGGTGATGCTACTACACTGGAAACACTCCGCAGTCTGCTTGAACGGTATGGTGATGACTTTGTGCCTAACCTCAACATTGAGTGGGATGATATCAGCATTGAAACACTCATGGCAAAGGCTGAGTTGGAAGCACGTTGGCAATTCAATCTACCCTCAGTAACACGTAAGGTAGAGGGTGTCAGTGGCGGTCAGCTTATTGAGGTAGGTGCTAGACCTAACACAGGTAAGACATCCTTTCATGCCAGCTTGATTGCTGCACCGGGTGGGTTTGCACATCAGGGTGCTAAGTGTGTTATCTTATGTAATGAAGAGCCTACCCACCGTGTCGGTGCTAGATACCTTACAGCAGCAGCAGGTATGTCTGCCGCAGAGGTGAAGAGCAACATGGGTAAGGCCAAAGCACTGTACGAACCTGTGATGAACAACATCAAGATTAAAGATGCTGGTGGTCGTGATATGCCTTGGGTTGAGTCTGTCTGTAAAGCATACAAGCCTGACATACTTGTGCTTGACATGGGTGACAAGTTTGGTGTAGCTGGTTCATATTCCAGACCAGATGAAGCCTTGAAAGCCTGTGCTATTTATGCTAGACAGATAGCAAAGACGTATGACTGTGCTGTATTCTATATGTCTCAGCTATCTGCAGAGGCAGAAGGACGTACCACACTCAATCAGTCCATGATGGAAGGTTCACGTACTGGTAAGGCAGCAGAGGCTGACCTGATGATACTGATTGGTAAGGCAGCTACAGTAGAAGGACAGGAAGAAGATAGTCCAATGCGGCACATCAATATCGTGAAGAACAAGCTGAATGGCTGGCACGGTATGGTGAATGTGGAACTGGACTACAAGACAGCGAGGTACGAAGGATGAAGCTAACACTAGACGTAGAGAATGTAGGACAGAAGAGGGGTGGTAAGTTACACCTTGACCCCTTTGAGCCTGACAATTCTTTGACTATGATTGGTATGCTTACCGATACAGGTGAAGAACGGCTGGTTACATTTGACCATCAGGATTGTCCACCTACCCCAAACGGACATGCTCTGGTGCAAGAGTGGTTAGATAAGGCAACAGTACTTATCATGCACAATGCCGCCCACGATTTGATGTGGCTATGGGAGTCAGGCTTTACATATGATGGTGCAGTCTTTGACACTATGCTTGCAGAGTATGTGTTACAACGTGGCCTGAAAGAACCACTAACGCTTGAGGCATGTGCTGAACGATATGAGTTGGCTACACAGAAGCAAGACAGTCTAAAGGAACACTTGAACAGTGGTGGCACAGCTTACAATATGAACTATCCTAAGTTGGCAGAGTACTTGTCTACTGACATACATGCTACTCAGCAACTGTCTGACAGGCAGATGTACAAACTAAATACCCCTGATGATGCAGGGCTTATGAATAGTGTGACACTTACTAATGAAGTGTGTGTTACTCTTGCTCGTATGTATCAACGGGGATTTACTGTAGACATGACAGCTTTACAGCAAGTTCATGACGAGTTTCTACAGGAGAAGGAGACATTGACCAATGAATTACAGGCTCACGTTAGGAATCTTATGGGCGATAGCCCTATTAATCTTAATAGTCCAGAACAACTATCTTGGGTAGTGTATGGACGTAAGGTGTTAGACAAACAGTATTGGGGCAATGCCATTGACCCTTACATGGATGATGCTGATTTCCGTAGCCTGATGTCTGCTGGTACAGAGCGTGTGTATAAGACTAAGGCAGAGCAGTGTACAGAATGTGATGGCACTGGCTACATAAGAAAGGTAAAGAAAGATGGAACACCATTTGCTAAGCCTAACAGATGTACGAATTGTAGTGGGTCTGGTTATTTGTTTGTATCTACTCAAGACTTGGCTGGACTAAAGTTCAAACCACCGTCTGCTAAGTGGGCTAGTGCTAATGGATTTAGTACAAGCAAACAGAACCTTGAGATACTAGAAGGTGCTGCCAAGTCTAAAGGACTTACAGATGCGGTTGACTTTCTATCTAAGGTACGCAGATTGTCTGCAGTAGATACTTATCTATCATCCTTTGTTGAGGGCATACGTATGTTCACAAAGTCAGATGGTAAGTTGCATGTACGTTTGTTACAACACCGTACATCTACAGGTAGATTTAGTGGTGCTAACCCTAACATGCAGAACATGCCACGTGGCGGTACATTCCCGGTAAAGAAGGTGTTTGTATCTAGGTTTAATGGTGGTAAGATACTTGAAGCTGATATGGCACAGCTAGAGTTTCGTACTGCCGCATTCTTATCACAAGATGGAGTAGCAATTGAGGAAGTATCTACTGGATTTGATGTACATGCATACACCGCTAAAGTTATTACTGATGCTGGTCAACCTACGAGTAGGCAGGATGCAAAAGCGCATACGTTTGCACCACTCTACGGGGCAACTGGATACGGAAGAACACCAGCGGAAGCAGCGTACTACACACACTTCAATGACAAATACCAAGGGGTCGCAGTTTGGCATTCCCGATTGGCTAAAGAGGCTATAAACACGGGCAAGATTACCACACCATCAGGGCGTGAGTTTGCTTTCCCTGATATAGTTCGTAAGCACAACGGCAGGGTGTCTCACTTTACACAGATAAAGAACTACCCCGTGCAGTCGTTTGCTACAGCAGACATTGTACCCATTGCATTGCTTCACATTGAACGCTTGCTAAAGGGTATGCAATCCTGTATAGTCAACACAGTGCATGATAGTATTGTTATTGACGTACACCCAGATGAAGAACAACAGGTAATTGATTTAATCAACAAAACAAATGATGACCTACCAGATTTGATTACACTTAGATGGGGAATAAAGTTCAATGTTCCACTGTTACTAGAATCAAAAATAGGTCCGAATTGGCTTGACACTAAAGACGTTATCTGATATAACTACCAAACTTAAACTGAATAGGAGATATAATATGACTTCAATCACAACAATTGACACTAACAACTTCGCAGCAATGGCATCAGCAATGGGCATTGACTCCGAAGGTGGGGCATCTAAAAAGCAAACCAGTACACTGGCTCGTCTTCGTATCAACCACTCACCAATTCTTGGCTCAGATAAGATTCTGGTTAAGGGTGGTACATACAAGATGGATATTCCTGATGGGCCTACTTACTATGGCACGTCTATTAAGATGCGTCCTTATCTGCAACGCTTCATGTATAAGAAGTTTGTCATGGGCAGTGGTGGTAATCCTAATCGTTACGTAAAGACTGTGATGGCTAACAACTTAAACATTGACCTGAAAGATAATGATGGTGGTTTTAACTGCGGTAAACCTGCTGGCTACATCGCTGACTTTAAATCACTACCAGAGAAGACACAGGAACTAATCAAGCAGATTAAGCGGGTTCGTGTTGTTTTAGGTACAGTTGAATTGGTAGACGCAGTAGATGCAAATGGCAATCCTGCTGACGTTCCTGAGACACCTTTTATCTGGGAGATTGAAAACCGTGATGCTTTCAAGGATGTGGGTCAACTGTTTACTAAGCTAAACAAGATGAAGCGGTATCCTGTACAGCACATCATGACAGGTAACACAGAAGAGCGTAAGCTACCTAATGGTAACAGCTTCTATCTTCCTGTTATGTCACTGGACTTGACTAACACTCTTGAACTAACTGACACAGAGCAAGAGACATTTGCTGACTTCATGTCATGGGTAGAGAATTACAACGAGTATATCATCAATGCTTATGCAGAGAAGGCTACCAGCAAGGCAGACGCTGAACTGGATGAACTTAACATAGATGATGTTGTAGACATTGAACTTGACGATGAGGTAGCATAATGAACCACCCTGCTGAAATGGCGTTGTATCAGTACATGGAAAATGCTGTCAAAGGCACTACGTCCATGTCAGATGATACTATCCAGCAAGTTGCACAGGATGTATCAGATGCACTAAAACGTCAGTTTGGCGGGGGCAATAAGCGTGATGGGTTCGGCTTACGTATGTCTAACATAGGTAGGCCATCCTGTCAGCTTTGGTTTGAAAAGAACAAGCCAGAGACAGCATTGCCCCGGCCTACAACATTCGTAATGAACATGATGCTTGGCGATATCGTTGAGGCAGTGTTCAAAGGTTTACTCAAAGAAGCGGGAGTGGCATATGAAGATAGTAAAAAGGTTACTTTGGAGTTGCCTGACCATTCTATTTCTGGGACATATGATATTGTCATTCGGGATGCAGTTGATGATATTAAATCGGCTTCCGACTGGTCCTACAGAAACAAGTTTGAGTCATACGAAACCCTTGCAAATGGTGACAGCTTTGGATATGTTGGACAGCTTGCAGGATATGCAGCAGCGGCTGGGAAGAAAGCTGGCGGCTGGTGGGTTGTAAACAAAGCCAACGGTGAGTTCAAGTATGTACCCGCAGAGGGTTTAGACATGGACACAGAGTTAGGTAAGATTGAAGAGAACATTGATAAAGCACTAAGTGATGACTTAGAGAGGTGCTTTGAACCAGAGAAGGAAACATTCAATGGTAAAGAGACAGGCAACCTTGTACTAAACAAGGGTTGTACATTCTGCTCTTACAGACATGCTTGCTGGCCTAACATGAAGGAGTTACCAGCAGTTAAGTCAAAGGCACGTGAGCCTAAGATTGTTTCGTACATCAAACTATCAGAGGAATACGATGCGGCATAACTTCAAGCAGTTTAAAGCGGCACGTAAGTATGGGTATCGGTCAGGCTTAGAGGTCAAACTATCTGAGTATCTCAAAGAGTTAAAGATTGACTTTGACTATGAGACCATTAAGATAGAGTGGGAAGACCTAGCCTACCGTACTTATACACCAGACTTTATACTTCCCAATGGGATAATAATTGAGAGTAAAGGAATGTTCACAGCCGCAGACAGGCGCAAACACTTAGCTATCAAACGGCAACATCCTCATCTTGATATACGCTTTGTCTTTGAAAACAGCAGACGAAAGCTACGTAAAGGTGCTAAGTCTACTTATGGTGAGTGGTGTGACAAGTATGGTCTTAGATGCTATGACCGCATCATACCAGAAGATTGGCTGAAAGAAAAAGGCAAGAACAAGCACCCCTCATTCATTAAGTTTGAGGGCGGCAAGATAAAAAGGAGAAAGTGAACATGGAAGAGAATGAATTTACAGCAATAGAAGAAGATGATTTCGTTATACGTGTAAGACCTTTCAAAGACAGAAAGGGTTCATGGAATGGTGAGATTGACCTAGCAATTATAACCCAGCCAGAAAACAGCTTTGACGATGAAGATTACTTTCAACTGACACACTTCTGCAAGATGCTTGCATCCACTGTACCAATCATGGAATACAATGAAGAACTTCGTAATTTAGTTCACGAATATGTTACAGATATTGTTGACAAAGAGAAGGAGTATCTGGTAGAACTAGAGGAAGGTCCAACTGTTGTGGACAGAGAAGACAATATTATTACTATTGACTTTGGTACTAAGACGAAAGGAAGTGCATGATGACAAGCTACAAAAAAATTATGGAAGAGTTAGATGCTACTGCCAATCGTGTAGTAGATAAACTAGATATGGTAAATAGTCCACCTCACTACAATGAGTCTGGCATTGAATGCATTGACGCTATTGCTGCAGCTACAGGAGAGGGCTTTGAGTTTTATCTACAGGGTAATATCATGAAGTACCTGTGGCGATATCGCTACAAGAACGGTACGGAAGACTTAAAGAAAGCCCGTTGGTATTTGGACAAACTGATAGTAGAAACAGAGGGTCTATACAATGATGAGAGTTAAAGTGTTTATTACCATTGATGTAGACCCTGACGAATACCCTGTACCTGCAGATGAAAACGTAGGGGAAGAGATAGAAGAAGGCATACGTGAATACTTCTATGACATAGACGGTGCAGATATACGCAACATTAAAATAATACAGGAGTAACTTTATGTTAAGCAATCATTTACCTACAGACTACCAGAACTTCATTGCGTTATCTCGCTACGCAAGGTGGAAAGAGAAAGAACAAAGGCGAGAGACATGGACGGAAACGGTAACACGATACTTTGATTACATGGAGAGCCATCTAAAGGCAAACCATAAGTATAAGTTACCAGTTGAACTGCGCTTAGAATTAGAAGATGCAGTACTAAACCAAGACATCATGCCAAGCATGAGAGCCTTAATGACATCTGGACCAGCACTGGACCGTTGCCATGTAGGTGGATACAATTGTTCATACGTACCCATTGATAGCCCTCGTGCATTTGACGAGACAATGTACATCTTAATGTGTGGCACTGGCGTTGGCTTCTCAGTAGAACGTCATCACGTTGAGAAGTTACCTATTGTGAATGAAGATATGCATGATACAGACACAATCATTAAGGTAGGTGACAGCCGCCCCGGTTGGGCTAAGTCACTAAAGGAACTGATTGCCATGCTGTACACTGGACAGATTCCTAAGTGGGATGTATCAGAGGTACGCCCTGCAGGTGCAAGGCTCAAGACATTCGGTGGTCGTGCCAGTGGCCCTGCCCCACTAGAAGAACTGTTTGAGTTTATCATTGACAAGTTCAAGGCAGCAGCAGGTCGTAGGCTCTACCCTGTTGAGTGTCACGATATCATGTGTAAGATTGGTGAGGTTGTAGTTGTCGGAGGGGTCAGACGAAGCGCACTCATTAGCCTATCAAACCTGAATGATGACCAGATGAGTCATGCTAAAGCAGGTATGTGGTGGGAAAACGAAGGACAACGTGCGCTTGCAAACAACAGCGTTGCCTACAAAGAGAAGCCGCAGATGGGTACATTCATGCGTGAGTGGCTGTCACTGTACGAGAGTAAGTCTGGTGAGCGTGGCATATTCAACCGTCAGTCTGCACAAGTACAAGCAGCTAAGAATGGCAGACGGGATGCTAACCAAGACTTTGGGTGTAACCCATGTAGTGAAATTATCTTGCGTCCATACCAGTTCTGTAACTTGTCTGAGGTAGTTGTACGTGAGGGTGACACACATGAAACACTCACTGAGAAAGTACGCTTGGCTACAATCTTGGGTACGTTCCAATCTACTCTGACTAGCTTCAAGTATCTACGTAAGATATGGAAGAATAACACAGAGGAAGAACGGCTGTTGGGTGTATCACTAACAGGTATCTTAGACAATCAATTGATGTCAGGTAAGTCTGCTAGTCTTGGTACAAACATTGGTGCTACTCTTGAAGCACTGAAGGATGTAGCAATCAATGCAAACAAGAATATGGCAGCTAAGTTAAAGATACCACAGTCAACCGCCATCACATGTGTTAAGCCTAGTGGTACAGTATCACAGTTGGTAGACAGTGCATCAGGTATTCATGCCCGTCACAATCCATACTACATTCGTACTGTTCGTGGTGATAACAAAGACCCACTAACACAGTTTATGATTGCACAGGGTATTCCATCAGAGCCGGATGTCATGAAGCCTGACTCAACTACAGTGTTCAGCTTCCCAATGAAGTCACCTATGGGTGCGGTAACACGTACTGAGATGACAGCTATTGAGCAGCTTGAGTTATGGCTACTGTATCAACGTCATTGGTGTGAGCATAAACCTTCAGTCACAATCTCTGTGAAGGAAGATGAGTGGATGGATGTAGGCTCATGGGTGTATGAACATTTTGATGAAGTGTCAGGCATCAGCTTCCTGCCATTCAGTGAGCATACTTACAAGCAAGCACCTTATCAGGATTGTACAGAAGAAGAGTACAAAGAGATGAAGGCAAACATGCCATCAGCTATTGATTGGGTACTGCTGAGTGACTTTGAGAAGGAAGACACTACATCAGGTGGACGTGAGTTAGCATGTACTGCTGGCGTTTGTGAAGTAGTGGACATCAGTGCAGCATAATGTGGGAGTACTGGTGTAAAGCAATGGGCAGCAAGGCATATGATGACGATGACAAAGCAAACAAAGTAGCAATACTTAGAACTGCTTGGGTTATCCTTCATGTCCTTGCTTGCCTAGCCATCATTATGCACAATACGCAGAAGATGGGTTGGTGGTAAGAATAAAATATACGTTGGTACTTTCTGTAGACCCTTTAAATCAAGAGGCCACTTATTGAGTGCCGCAGCACCAGTGGTAGGGATAGGCCGGGAAAGCTAAGAGAATGGATGTGAGACTGCCAACACATTATAAGGAGAGTGAGAATGCTTGACGATACAGGACAGTTTACGTTACTATGGTGGCAGTGGTGGTTGCTTGCAATGGTAACACTGAACACCGCTTTGAATACTGTTGTATTCTTTAAGCACAGATTTAAAGGCTTTAACAAAACAGAGAAGGAGAATAGGAATGGCAATGCAACCAATTAAAGGCGCAGTTAACCGTAGATTTAGACCGTCTTCATACAATAGGAATGACTCTCTTGCAAAAGAAACAATCATTGCACACCTAGAAGCAGATGGGCATACCATCCTAGACTCAGAGGAAAACTATTCGTTTGACATTAAGAGTGAGAAGAACGGCAACATCTATTACAGTGAAGTAGAGATGAAGAACCAGTGGAAGGGAGATTGGAATACTGCATGGAAAGAGATACGCATACCGTATCGCAAGCACAAACTAATCAATAAGTTTGAGGAAGTAAAGTCAGACACCACCTTCTTAAACTTCTATGTGATACGTGGCGATTGTAAACAAGCATGGCGCATAAAGGACACACTGCTTGAGAAGTCACAGGTAAAAGAAGCACAGGGATTTAGAATTGAAAAGGGTGAACACTTCTTTCATATACCATATGAAGATGCAATACTTGTGGAGTTAAAAGATGAGCATAGAGCAGCAAGCTAAACAGTGGATGAAGGAGAAGTACAAAGACATGGAAATGAATGATTACCAACGTAAGTCAGTAGAGTTTGCCATCTATCCACACTCTCATAGCATTCTCTACCCTGCACTTGGACTCGCAGGTGAGGCAGGTGAAGTTGCAAACAAAGTAAAGAAGTTCATACGTGATGGGTATGACCAAGAGAACTTTGAGCAAAAGAAGATTGAACTGGCAGGTGAGATAGGGGATGTGCTATGGTACTGTGCTGCACTAGCACGTGACTTAGGCTTTGACCTGTCTGAGATTGCACAGGAGAATTACACTAAGCTGTCTGACAGAGCAAGTAGGGGCAAGATAGGTGGTGACGGAGACAATAGGTAGATGCTTTTAAACACACTCATATGTATAGGCTACTTCGGTTTCATATACTACCTACATAAAGTAGAGGGGGCTTAACTGCCCCCTTTTTCTTTATCTATATGCTCTGTTGTATGCCTTACCTATTTCAACTAGCCTCATAAGGTCTTTGAAATCTGTACCGTCCGGCTGTCTATCATACTCTTCTACAAACCTTACTGTAGAAACTGTACGCACCTCTTTGGGTAGTCTACGATATGTAAGCATTGCCTCTGCATACTCAGGTGCATTAGCAGTGAATACCTTACTGTCAGATACCTGTTTACGAACATTCTTTATCTGACCCTTAATGTAAGGTCTAATCTTGCTAGACACGTACTGTTCCTCAGTAAACTCTTCCTTTACTGTATCACTAGCCATCTGATACTGATTACGTAGTGTCTCTTCATAGATACGTGCGTTGTCCACAATGTCAGGCAGTGCATCACGTACTACAGTATTTTCAAACCTACGTATACTAGGAACTTTAGACCTGCTGCCTAGTTCATAGTCTGTATAGCCAAAGTTGGCAATGTACTCACCGTATTCATCGTCAACAGTAGCTAGGTTGATACCACCAATAACACGGAACAGTGGAAGTACACGAGACTTCTCTTCAGCAAACAAGAACTCACGCTTCGGTCTGTTAGCTTCATCCTCTGCTGCTTCAAACCTTCTGAATGGACGTGATAACTCACTCATGAATGTTGCACTAAAGTCAAGTGATGGGTCTTCTGCAGTATCTTTGTACTCAAGACCACGAATACCAGTAGCACGTTCAGCTTCAATAATCTGTGCGAATGGTACTGCCCATGTAGATAGATAATTACCCAATGACCTACCAAGCAAACGTCCTGCCTGTTCTTCATTTGTTAAGTCAACACCAGTAGACAGGTCAGCAATTTCCTGTATCAGACTTTGACCTACGCCTTCCCGGATGTTTGTGCCTACAAATGTTTCAGTAAACTCTTTAGCCTTAAACCAATCACCGAATGTACCATCCTGTATACGCTTCATGGCCTCACCAACGTACATAAACTGACGCATTGGGTACTGTGGTGTGACATCCATAACTGTGCCATCACCTGTTTTCAATTGCTTGTAATCTGCTGGTGCTTCATCTGATGTGCGATACTGATATGCTGCACCTGCCACTGCAATGCCTTGTATGTTACGTGATATACGCTGACGGTCTTTCATAGTCAGCTTACCCTTGCCAACTTTCCCGCCAGATACAATGCTTGCCATCTTACGTGCCAACGGTATAGATGCACCACCTGCATACTGACCCATCAATTCCATGCTGTTAAACATAAAGCGTGGGAATGGCAGTACAACAGTCAGACCATTACGTACAATGAACTGCGAAGTAGAACGGAATACTGGCACTTCAGGCTGCTTGGCATATGTAATGTCCAGTGCAGCATTTGTAGCATCTTCCATAATATCTACGAATGACCTTGCATCCTTTGGCCTTACACTGCTTGCGTCATTTAACAGGTCACGTATCTGACCCTTATTGATTGTGTCAATCAGGTCAATCTTATATTCACGTTTAACTAGCTTCTCTAACTCAGACAAGAAAGCACCCCTACGAATTAGATGTTCCTGCCAACGGTTAGGTGTGTTGAGTACATCTACTGAATCTTCCAGTACAGATAGTACACTATCTACAGCACCACCTTCACCACGTCCTGTTAGCTTTTGTATCTCGTTAATGTTGTTAAACAGTAGGTCTGCTTGTCCTGCAAGTTCCGGCTGTTCCATTAGGAAGTCTACATAGTCCTTAACATCAAGCCGTGTCTCAGGGCCAAACATATACTTCATGTGACGGAAGCTGTCTTTCCAGTTACTAAAGCTGCCTAACTCTTTTAATCCAGCAGCAGCACCCTCTTCTGATAGCTGGTACAAAGCATTGTCCATGACATTGCCAAAGCCTTCCAGTGGCGCACGGATAGCACCTGACTGAAGGTTACGTGCAGCAGTAGCAAGCTGAGACACCAGCCCACCTCTACGAATGTTTTCAATACGCATGACTGTCTTGCGTATAGTACCTGCTGCTTCTTTGGTAGCGGCTTCCTGCATAGCAATCATTTCATTAGCAGGTCTCATACGTTTAATCTGAGATAACTTCTGCAGTGTTCTACCTGCTTCTGAACCAGACCCAACAACAGTAAGAATGTAATCTTCAAAGTTAATGTTGTACTTGTTGAGCATGTCAATCAGTTCATCGCCAGCAATCAACTCTTTGTTGACTGTCAGTTCAAACAGATTATCAATTACTGTTTTGTCATTATCAAATGCGTCAGGAAACTTTTCTTTCAGGTCAGCTACAGTAGCTACAAGAGCATCCAGCTTCTCTGGCTTGAGCAGTGGCTGTGTAATATCATCACCAATGCCAGCCAGCAATGCGGCTTCAGTCTGCTCACTGTCAGTGCCTACAAGAAACTCTCTTACAGTACTTGCCTGTTGCTTCTGTGTAACCTCTTCTGCAGTTTCTTTACCAGCCCTACGTGCCAGTTCACCATCTAGTACTTTGTGTCCATCTACAGTATTAGATACAGTCTTACCTGTACGTGTTTCAAACTCAGTAATCAGTTCGTCTGAGATATCACGATTGGATGCTGCCTTCTCTGCTGCACGTGCTTGTCTTTCTGCAATCTCATCTGATGTAGCTGCACGTGCTTTAGATATGCGCAGCTTACGTGCTTCAGCTTTAGCGATTATATCTGCAGACTTCTTTGCATCTTTCAAGGGCTTGAGTGAGGCTTGACGTGATGCAGCACCAGCTATGCCAGTAGCACTGCCAACAGCAGGTACAGCTTCAGCCATTTCAACCATCATACTCAGGTCTTTAGCAAACTTACTACCCGCAGTCTTAGGGTCAAACGGCAGTATCTCTTTGCCTGTCATACCCAGTATCTTGTTATCTTCTGTAAATGTATCATGTACAGCCTGTGTGATAGCTTCACCAGCATCTTCTGCTGTTTCACTCACTGCTTCTACAGCTACAACAAGACCCTTCAATGCCTCATCACCTATTGATGTCAAGCCACGTGCAAAACCCTGCAAAGGTTTAGGTATACTGTCCTTGATAAACTCTTCATTCTGTAATATCTTTACATCCTGCCCGTACAACAACTCTTTTGTCTCTGCAGTTTTCTCATAGCCAAATAGCCTGTCTGTCTGTTCGGCAGCAGGGGCAGGTGCATCAATGCGTTCTAGCTTTACGTTTTCTTCGGGATTGTCGCTTATAGGTGCGCTGGGAACGTACCTGTATCCAGCAGGTGCTTGACCAGTACGCAGGTAATACTGCTCTGGTGTCTCATCTACTTCTGCAACGTTAGTTACCGCTACCTCATCAGTAGGGTCTTGGGTAGGTGCAGCACTTCTTTTTCTACGTAGCTGCGCACGTAATGTGTCACGACTAGACGGTTCAGTAGCCCCTTGTTGTACTACTGTCTCATCGTCTTCTTTATCTGTAGGTGATTGTGCTAGACTGCCATTACGTCTACGCAATTGCTGTCGCAACGCTTCTCTATCAGCCATTACAGAAGTGTACTCCCTGTCCACAGGATGTTTTGCGTGACACCCTTCTCATCTTTGTATTGAATAATATCACCCGGCTTATATTGACCTGCTTCCACACGGTCAAGTAGTTCTTCTTCATTCTGTGCTTGTTCTGGTTGAAAACCTTCAGTAGAAAGTTCTTTCTTGATGTAAGAAGCAGCATCCGCAGCAAGGCTACTACGTTGTGCAGCAATAGTGTTATTCATCTGTGTGTCATCGAGACCACCAACACGTAACTCTACATTGTCTAATGCACGGTTCATACGGTCAAAGTATTGTACTTCATTACCCTCAATCTTGTAAGTAATCTGACCTTCAATATCCTTAACCAAACCAACAGGCTCAAGCTGACGTTTGATTTCACTATTGATGATACTGTCTACAGACTGCTTAGAGAATGACGGGGTATATGTTGTAGTGCTTTCTGCATCAGCAACAGACTTAATACCTGCCAATGCTTTATTACGAATAGCTGTAGCATCTGCCAAGTCACGTTTCTGTTGACTTGTTTTCTGTGCTTCTGGAATAGACTCAAGTGTAGCAATCTTCTGGTCACTAGCAACAAGCATAGCTTCGTAGGTAGAGAACTGTGGTGCTTCTTTAGCCTTCTTTAGTTCAAGCTGACGTTGCTCTATAGTCACGCCCTGCAATTCTTGTGATGTTATAAATGCCTGTGCATCTCGTTCTGCTGATGCAACGGCTAGGTCAAGACGTGACTGTTCACGGGCAGCGGCTGCATCAGCACGAGCGTTAGCAATAACCTGCTGGTCTGCACCCTCTTGTGCAAGTCTTTCAGCACGTGCTTCTGCTGACTTTGCAATATCCATAGATTGTGCTGCTTGTGCCTGTGCAGTAGTAAAGCGGCCCTCTTCCATAGTAAATCTACCTTCAGCACGTAAACGTTCTTTGGCAGTCTCAGCAGCTTTTTCTGCTTCAATAAATCTTGAACGGTCAATCTTAGCTTGTGCTGCACGTGCTTCTTTAGTGGTAGGTTTAGGTGCTTCAGGCAATGGTGCTTCTTCCTCTACCTGCTGCATTAGTTGTTTACCTACGTCTGGCTTAAATAGTTTGTACAGACCAGACGCTTGCATCTCATCTTCCATCACAGGCAGAGTAGAAACAGGTGTAATATTACGAGAGATAAAGTCAGTAAAGTTACCGGGTTCTGCACCTGCTTCTGCAAACTGAATAGCTGCACCAACATCCTTACCTGCCTTTTGATTAGCACGTAACTCAGTAATCAAATCATTACCACCAGCTATTGTTTTACCAGCACTGTTGTACAGTTGGATAGCTTTATCTTCATCACCACCAGTAAATGAAGCAAGGTTCTGAAGCACTTCACGTAGTTCTTTTTTATCCTTTTCTTTTTGTTCCAAGGCTGCACGTCTACGAGTAACACGATACTGACCCATACCGTCCATGCGGTCCTGAGTACGCTTCATATCATTTTGCAATTGCTTATCTACAGCACTTGCAGCACCTGATACTAACCCTAAAAAGAAACTCATGTTTTATCTCCGTGCCATTAGGCCAGACTTAGGCTCTTCTTTTGTTACTTCTTCTTCTACTTCTGGTTCTTCTTCAGACTCATCAATCTTCTGTTGCATCTCTTTGCGAACAGATTCAATGAGAGTATCTTTAGTAGTATTATCTGGTACATCAGTGAGGCCACTATCATACTTTACACCTGCATTATCCCCAATAAGCATAATCATTTCCATTAGCAATGGCATTACAAGCATACCAACATCCACAGTATGCTTGCCGTCCATCACACTTGCAAGCTGTATGGTGTTTGCAAGTGTAGTCACTGGAACATTCATTTCCAATACGTCAGCCATCTGGTCCATAAACTCATCTGTAGACATACGCTCAAGATAATACTCAATCGCTTCATCTACAGTTGTGTACTGTGGTGGACTTTGCCACGGTCTTGCACCCAACTCGTGGGTCAAAGACATTCCGGGAATAGGGGCATCAAACATCTTTTAGCATCTCTCTTTGCTTACGTAATAGTAGCATGTGATTGCCTACACGGAAAGCAGGTTGATTTACTCTATCATCTTGTGATGTAGGCATTATAGATTTCTTAGGCGCAAGAAGACCTTTAGTCTCTGGTTTTTTAGCAGGAACATCTAAGTTTTCAATGTCCATACTATTATACAGTTGCTTTGCAGGATTAATAAGCGGCACTTCTTATCTCCTTACGTTCTACTACAATATCCATAAGTTTCTTTGTCATCCATTTAAGTACAGGCTTGTTACGAATAAACTCAGCATATGCTTTACCGTGCTTTCCATACAAATCTCTAAACCATGCAGGTGCTTCATGCTTTACCCACATACGGAAGATAAACCAACGTGGGTCTGCTTTACCATATACCTCACGTCCTACCCAACAGAACTTAGCACTGATAAATGCACTACCTAATGTACCAATCAAACCACCTACTGCACTACCAGCAGCAGTCTTAGCTGACTGTGCGGCTGTCTTAGCCCGTTCATCTGCATTCAATGTAGCAATAGCCATATCAGCATAACGGTTCAGTTCATTCTCAGCAGATGTCCATGCCCATTCCATTGTGTCAGAATAATAATTCCACAGATTATCGTAGGCTTGCTTAGATACATCTACAATAGCCGTAGCGTTAAGTTCATTAGCACGGTTGACTGCAGCAGTATCGGCAGTAGCAATCTCTCTACGCCACTGTGCGTTAGACTGTGCAATCACAAGCTGGTTCTGTGCATTAAACTGGTCACGTTGATTGTTAAGTTCAGCATTAAATCTTTCAACAGTATTAATTTGTCCCGCATTAAACTGTGCCTGACCATTTGTCTGTGCTGCATTAAACTGCGACACTTGGTTAGCCAGATTAGCAAAGAACTGGTCTGTTTGATTTTGTGAACTTGCATTAAACTGACGTGAAGCATTTTCTGCAGCTTGGTCAGTAAATAATGATTGAATACGCTGTTGACCTTTAAACAGTTCAGTTTGTTGTTGATTAGACAGGTTAGCCATATCAACCTGCAAGAAAGCATTAGCATTTTGTACAGCAGATTGTTGACGATTGTTTAGGTTCTGTGAATCTAACTGTGATAGTGCTGCTGCCTCTGCCATAACCATTGCCTGATTATTAGACAGATTGTTTAAGTTCATTGTATTAGCTATACGAGAGTTTTCTAATGATACTTGCTGCTCAGCAGTAAAGTTCATATTAGCTATGTCAGATACTTTAGCAGCGTTCTGTACTTTAGCTTGGAATGTCTGGTCAAACTCCTGCCCTAAAAACTTAGCACGTTGTTCTGCTGCAAGCATAGCAGATTGCTGACGGTTTGACAAGTTGTCTCTTTCAAACTGTGCAATAATACCTGCATCTGCTTGCGCAATAGGAAGGGATGCTTCCATAGCTGCTTGCACAATAGCCTGACCAGCAAGAGATGAAGCACCTAAACCACGTGCAGCCATCTGTGCATTGGCAGTACGCATAGCCCCTGCAGCCCATGCAGGTGGTGTAGTTCCTTGAAACTGTGTCATCAAGTTAGCAAGCTGACCTTGAACAAGTGCTTGCTGTGATGGTTGTGCTGATGCAGCAGCAGCTTGTGTCTGAGCAGTTACCTGTGCAGCCTTAGTTGCATCTACACCTGTGCCACTGATAAGTTCACCCGCCTGAATCTGCCTC